AGGAGCACACTACTAGAAATAGAAAATTCCAAAAGGAAACCACAACGAAATGGATGAGTCAATGTATGATCAATTTTCCAAGAGAATCCAAGCAGCTAGAACAGCAACGGTTGCTAAAGACATTAGTTCTGACATTCTTGAAGCTCGGCATGATTATTTTGGAAGAGAACTCTGCAATGCCCTAAATATCGAATTCAGGAACAATGTATTGCTCGACGAGATAATATTAGAGATCGCCCCTGGAATAAACTTGCTTAAATACAATATACCAAATGTTACTCCGGATAATTTCATCTGGGATGGTCAGTTCTTGATCATCTTGGACTACAAAGTATCAGTGGGAACTGATAGCACAGAAGTAACATATAAGAAATACACCTCATTAATCCTTCCTGTCATGGGAGAGATTGGTGTTGAAACCGAGATTGCAATTATCAGGGCTAACCCAGTAACTTACCAATTATCCATCATTGGGGAGGAGTTTAAGAACAGGTATCCCACCATCCCAATCCAATTGGATTTTAGTAAATTTTTTGAATTAAGGAAAGCTCTACTGGATAAATTTGCAGAAGATGATGAATTCTTAACAATGATAGCACATGGTGACTTTACACTAACAGCACCATGGTGCACAACAGAAACAGAGGAATTGTTAGATCATGAGATTTTTAAGGATTTCATGAGTTCAATGCCGCCTAAGTTCATACAACTATTTGACGATGCATTAAATTTTAGTGCTTATTCATCTGAAAGGTGGAATACTTTATTGTACAGAGCAAAGGCCGAAACAGAGGCAGATTACCTTGACTTTGTTAGGACTAAAGCACGCAAGATATTCACATTGGATGGAAATTACATGAAACCGACACAGAAAGAAATAGATGCTGGCTGGGAATTAATGTCACAGAGAATCCATGAAGAAAGAGACGTTATTACAGACATAACAAAACAAAAGCCATCAATCCACTTTATATGGACAAAAAACCACAACCGCAAATTAACTACATCGACAGCTAAATTAGTCTTTTTATCAAATTGTCTCCAAAATTTAAGTGAACAGTCAACATGGACTGATACACTTAAAGCTATAGGGAAAAGTATGGACATAGATGGTAATGTATCACAATATGAGACACTTTGCGCAGATCGTAAATTGATTGCGCGATCAACAGGCAAAAAAATTGATAATAAGCGTTTAGAAGCAGTTAAAATCGGCCATGCATTCGTGTTGTGGGAACAACAATTTATCTTAGCCAACGAGCTATTCAAAGGCCAGGAAAGGCAAAAGTTTTTGAAAAATTTCTTGGGGATAGGCAAACATAAGGTTTTTAAAGATAAAACCAGTACGGACCTAGACTTGGACAAACCAAAAATTTTAGATTTTAACAATACATTGGTCCTCATGGCTGCTAGATCTATGGTTAACAAAAATAAAACTTTCTTATCAAAAGAATCAGGTCTACTAGACAAGCACCCAATTATGACAAGTTATGCTGAAGAGATAGGTTCTGCATCCCCTGATACCCTAACAGCCTTGCAAAAAATCGGGAAGTCAAGATACTGGCAGTGTATCATAGATATTTCCACTATTATGAAAAATATTCTCTCTGTTTCACAGTATAATAGACATAATACATTTAGGGTTGCAATGTGTGCTAATGACTCTATGTTTGCACTAGTTTTCCCGTCTTCAGACATAAAGACGAAGAGGGCAACTGTAGTATTTTCTGTAATATGCATTCATGATGAAAAAGATGAGATGATGGATGCAGGTGCATTGTTCACTACGCTTAAATGTAAAGGAAGCGGTTACCTGTCAATAAGCAAAGCAATAAGACTCGACAAAGAGAGGTGTCAAAGGATAGTTTCTTCACCAGGGTTATTTGTCTTAAGTTCCATCCTTTTATATAACAATAATTCAAATATTAATCTAAATGATGTCCTCAACTTCACATTTTATACTAGCCTATCCATAACAAAAAGTATGTTATCATTGACTGAACCCTCCAGGTACATGATCATGAATTCATTAGCTATCTCTAGCCATGTTAAAGATTATATAGCTGAGAAATTCTCGCCATATACAAAGACATTATTTAGTGTATATATGGTCAATCTTATTAAACGAGGTTGTGCTTCTGCAAATGAACAAGCATCTAAAATACAGTTAAGAAATATTTATTTATCAGACTATGATATAACACAAAAGGGCGTAAATGATGAAAGAAATCTGGATTCTATATGGTTCAAAGGCAAAGTCAGTTTAAAAGAATATATCAACCAAATATATTTACCATTCTACTTTAATGCAAAAGGTTTGCATGAAAAACATCATGTCATGATTGATCTGGCCAAAACTGTTTTGGAGATTGAGATGAACCAAAGATCAGAAAATTTAGGAATATGGTCAAATTCGGAAGAAAAACAGCATGTCAATCTGCCCATCTTGATCCATTCCTTAGCCAAATCGTTAATTCTAGATACATCAAGGCATAATCACTTAAGGAATAGAGTTGAAAGTAGAAACAATTTTAGAAGGAGCATCACAACCATAAGTACCTTCACAAGTTCAAAATCTTGCATTAAGATAGGTAATTTTGAAGAAATAAAAGCAAAGAGTATTGCAAAAGAAAGGAACAATGCAAAAGCATTTGATAAAAAGTATAGACTTGCAAATCCTTTATTCATAAGTGAGGAAGATCAAGACTTAGAAACTAAACATTGTAATTATGATCTACTCATTAAAAAAATCCCTAATTACAGAGACTATATATCAGTTAAAGTGTTTGATCGACTGTATGAACTATTAAAGAATGGAGTACTGTGCGATGAACCATTTATTGAATTGGCAATGTCAATGATGAAAACACACAGAGATTTTTCATTCACATTTTTCAACAAAGGCCAAAAAACAGCAAAAGACAGAGAGATATTTGTCGGTGAATTTGAAGCAAAGATGTGCATGTATGTTGTAGAGAGAATTTCCAAAGAGCGATGCAAACTCAATTCAGATGAAATGATAAGTGAACCTGGGGATTCAAAATTAAGAATCTTAGAGAAAAAAGCTGAAGAAGAAATAAGATATATTGTGGAGAAAACAAAGGATAGCATAGCAAAAGGTGATCCAGCCAAAGCATTAAAGTTAGAAATAAATGCAGACATGTCTAAATGGAGTGCTCAAGATGTTTTTTACAAATATTTCTGGTTAATAGCACTTGATCCAATATTATATCCGTTAGAAAAAAAACGGATAATATATTTCCTATGCAATTACATGAATAAAGTTTTGATACTACCAGATGATTTAATCTCAAATGTTATGGATCAAAAAAGAATATACAATAATGATATCATATTGGAATGCACAAATGGCTTGCAATATAACTACGTGAATATTAAAAGAAATTGGTTGCAAGGGAATTTTAACTACATTTCTAGTTATGTTCATAGCTGTGCAATGCTTGTATATAAAGATACATTTAAAGAATGTGCAAAGTTATTAGATGGAGATTGCATGATTAATTCTATGGTCCATTCTGATGATAATCAAACATCAATAGCTGTGGTGCAAAATAAGGTTCAAGAATCTGTGATAATACAATATGCATCTGAATTATTTGAGTCAGTCTGCTTAACTTTTGGTTGTCAAGCCAATATGAAGAAAACATATATAACCCACACATGTAAAGAGTTTGTTTCTTTGTTCAACTTGCACGGAGAGCCATTATCAATTTATGGTAGATTTCTACTGCCCAGTGTGGGTGATTGCGCTTACATAGGTCCCTATGAGGATTTAGCTAGTAGACTATCAGCTGCTCAACAAAGTTTGAAGCATGGATGCCCGCCAAGCTTTGCATGGCTTGCCATAAGCTGTAGTCATTGGATTACTTATTATACATACAATATGTTAGATGATCAAATAAATTCACCATTGCACCACCTACCTTTCAATAATAGAAAAGACATACCAGTTGAATTGAATGGTTACTTAAATGCACCCCTTTATCTTATAGCCTTAGTGGGATTAGAAGCTGGTAATCTGTGGTTTCTCATCAATATATTGAAAAAATTGGTGCCATTAGATAAACAAAAAGAAGTCATACAAAATCAATACCTAAATCTACAGAATATAAGAAATTTAACTGAATCTGATATCTTCAAATTGAAAATCCTGAGATATTTAACATTAGACACAGAGATGTCTATAGAGAATAATATGGGAGAAACCAGTGAGATGAGAAGTAGGTCATTGTTGACACCTAGAAAATTCACTACAATAGGATCATTAACTAAGCTTGTGTCTTATAATGACTTCAAAGAGTCAATAAACAATGACACTCAAAAAGATATTTTGCAATATATGCTTGATAACCCTGAATTATTAGTAACGAAAGGAGAGACTAAAGAACAATACATGAATTCTGTCATTTTCAGGTATAATTCAAAGAAATTTAAAGAAAGTTTGTCCATTCAGAATCCAGCACAATTATTCATTGAGCAAATCCTGTTTTCTCATAAGCCAATTATAGATTATAGTAGTATATTTGACAAGTTATCAAGCTTGACAGAGGCAGATATTATAGAAGACCTCCCGGAAATAATCGGCAGAGTAACATTCCCACAAGCTTATCAGATGATAAACAGAGACATAGGGTCACTTCCTTTAGATCTGGATGATATAAAAATTATTTACAGGTACTGCATACTCAATGATCCACTAATGATAATGGCTTCTAACACAGCATTATTGTGTGTTAAGGGGACTCCTCAAGACAGGACAGGACTGTGCTCAAATCAAATGCCAGAATTTAGGAATATGAAACTCATTCACCACTCACCTGCACTGGTATTAAAAGCATTTAGCAAGAAAACTGTAGATCTACCAGGCGCTGATCCAATGGAACTTGAGAAAGATCTCCATCATCTACATGAATTCTTAGAAAATACTATGATTAAAGTTAAGATAAACAATAACATTGACAACCCACCTAAACATTTGGTTGGTAACGAAATACTGGTTTATAAGTTAAGAGAGGTCACAAAATTATATCAGGTTTGCTATGATTACATTAAATCAACTGAGCACAAGGTTAAAGTGTTTATATTGCCTATGAAATCTTACACCAGTTTAGATTTTTGCACATTGATTCAAGGCAATACAATATCTGATAATAAATGGTATACCATGCATTATTTAAAGCAAATAATGAGTGGTTCGACAAAAGGCAGTATAGTGAGTACAAACACAAGCGAGCAGATTATTGCAAATGAATGTTTCCGCGTACTATGCCATTTTGCTGACTCTTTTGTTGAAGAAGGGAGCAGGCTCAGTTTTATCAATGAAGTGCTAGACAACTTCCTTTACAAAAATATAAGTGTCAATTCACTTTTTAATACTCTTTTAGCCAGCACTTCTAGGTTAGACTTTATTCCACTGTTATTCAGGTTAAAGGTCTTAACTCAAACAGATTTAAATAGGTTTGATGCATTGAAAACCAATGAGAGAGTGTCTTGGAACAACTGGCAGGTTAATAGATCATTGAATTCTGGCCTAATAGATTTGACAATATCTGGCTATTTACGATCTATAAGAATCGTTGGTGAAGACAACAAACTGAAGATAGCCGAACTGACAATCCCAAATTTTTACCCTAATACTGTTTTTCATGCAGGCAATAAATTGTTAAACTCAAGGCATGGATTAAGATTAGAATACATGGAAGAGTGTATACTTGATGATAAGTATAACTATTACATAACATATCAAAAAAAGCGAGCACATATGTTTACTTACCAAGTGTCAACCGTTGATCATATTTTTAAAAGGAATCAAGAGGGGTTGGCAAGCCGCGGGCCAAGATTTAATAGGATGATACCTGTTTGCCCAGTGATGCTAAGTGTGAGAGATGAAATGTTCCGAATGTCACTAGATAATGTTTTTAGTCTGAATATGACCAACTTTCAAATGTCTAGATTATATGTTTCACCTGATGAGGTGGCAACAATTAAAAAAGCACACATGTCAAAAATGATGTTCTTTGAAGGACCAACTATAAAGGCAGGTATAATCAATTTGACATCACTTATGAGAACACAAGAATTATTGACCTTAAATTATGACAATATATGCAAATCTAGTATCATACCGTTTTGCAGGATACTTGAATGCAAAGGTGAAGAGGAAGGTGAATTAATATTTTTGTCAGATGAGATAATGGATCTAACCATTGCTGAAGAAATAGAATCTATGCCAATTTTCACAATTAAGTATCAGAAAAGAGGGACTGAGAATATGACATATAAAAATGCAATACTTAAACTTGTTACATCTGGAGTAGAAGAAATAACAGCAGTCTTCGATTATGCTGGAAGTGGGTTTTATTCTTCAAAAAACTTGGGAATAATCAACACAATATGTTCAATCATAAACCTACTAGAAACAAATGAATGGTCAACCATATTACTAAATGCATTTCACATTGCTATGCTACTCGAAGGTATGGATAGGGAATTTCATATGTTTACATTGCCAGCACCTTTTTTTACAAATGCTGCAGCTGGCCTAGTTGATTGGAGTAAATTACAAAAATTTATCAAATCACTACCAAAGGTAGAAAAAGAGCCATGGGGGATGATGACTGATAGATTTATAGAAAAAACATTATTCTTAATAGAAAGGGAAATAAGCAAAGATGTGGATTTTAATGACTTCTTGGAAGAATTGGAGTTCAGCTCTGGGAAATCATTGTTCACATTTTTCTGAACATAAGGGATTTCAAAACATCCTATCAGAAGTTTACAACATTTATAAATAAGTGCTCCTACAATAGAAAATTGCAAATACAAGGAGCACTTATTTATAAAATGTTGTAAACATCCTATCAGAAGTTTACA